TTTATATGCGGCGTGTATACAAAGACGCAGTATTTTGAGTGGACGCTCGAAAGCAAAGACCAAAAGACCTCAGACGTGACTCCGACCGTAAGCCCTAACGGGCTGGGGATTATTCCCATAATCGAATACCGCCTGAACGACGCCCGACTGGGCTATGTAGAGCTGTGCTGGCACCTTTACAACGCCCTCAACACCGTCGGGAGTAATCGGGTTGATTCCATAGAGCAGTGTGTGCAGTCGTACTTGATTTTCCTCAACTGCGCACTCGACAAGAACGAGGACGGCAACTACATAGTTCCGCGGGCGGGCGACGCTATCATGGTCGGCAACAACACTGGAAACGCAGACGTGAAGTTCATCACTTCCGTATTAGACCAAGAGCATACCCAGATAACCAAAGACGATATTTTAAGGTCTATCTATGAGATTTGCGGAGTACCCGACAGACAAAACAGAAACCAAGGCGGCGGCGACACGGGACAGGCTGTAGTCCTCAGAAACGGCTGGGGGGCGGCAGAAGCGAGAGCCATGTCCGCCGAGAAGCTGTTTAAGGAATCAGAATACCAATATTTGAGGATTGTATTGAAGATATGCCGCGAGACACAGGGCGTAGACCTATCGGGGCTTGTCTTATCCGACATCGACATAAAATTCCCCCGAAACCGCAGCGACAACCTCATGGTAAAAACACAATCTCTGAAAATGCTCTTAGACTCTTCCGTGAACCCCGAGGACGCTTTCATTGTGAGTGAATTGTTCTCAGACCCGTCCGCGGTGTGGGCGAGAAGCGAGGGAGCGTACATCGACCGCAGAACGAGAGATATGGTACAAGACATTTCCACGATGGTATCAGACGAATATGTAGACGCCAAATGGGCTATCGACAACAACCCCTTGATAGAGGACACCGAAAAAGACGAGCTGTTGAAAAGGATTGATATAGCCGAACAGGCGGGGGCGGGGATGCTGATTGAAGGCTCATAAGCAAACCGACAGGATCATTGCCGCGACGGAAAGAAAGATAAAGAGATTCTTTCGGGCAAAAGCCCTGTTCGACGAATTGAACATCGTGCCGCTCAGTTCCATACCGTCGAAGCGCGTCAGAGAAGTCTATCAGGAACATATAGCGTTAGAAATACTTGCGTTTGTCTTCTTAGCTGTCTTGGACAGCTTCAGAGCGATGAACCTCGAGCAGATATACAAGCTGAACTACAAGGCCATGACGGGGAACGACTCTGCCTTTAACGAAACGCTCCCGCAGGCAAACGATGTCTACATAGAACGAGTGATAGAAGACGGCGTTAGGAAAGCCTTCGGGCAAAGGGACCCGGAAAGACGCATGCGCGATTTGGTCCGCAGGGTTCAGCGATACACCGTCAGAGTGTCGAGGACCGAGGCTACGAGGATTGAAAACTCGGCGAGGCTCAACGCCATGAGGGATATGGGCGTCAAACGGAAAAAATGGAACGCCGTTATCGACAACTTTACGAGGGATTCCCACAAGCTCATAAACGGCGAGACGCGCGAACTTGAAGAGCGTTTCACAAACGGCCTGCTCTACCCCGGGGAACCGGATGCGCCGCCCGAAGAGGTGGTCAACTGCCGGTGCTGGCTGAGCCCCGCGCGAAGGTGACTTAGGCTCATGCGACCGATGAAGTCGTTAAACTCAATGGGCTTAAAATATCGCGGCAGACGCAGCCGTCAATGCGTAAGGAGAAATATGTCCGAACCTTTAGTTGACCCGACTGAACCCATCGTTGAACCCGACCCGGAACCCGAAAACAATGAAGAGCTTGAGGCTTTGCAAAGAGAACTCGATGCTGCAAAGCTGGCGAAGAAGAAGGCCGAATCCGCGCTTGAATCGGTGCGGAAAGAAAACTCCCAACTGAAAAAGGCGACGAAGACCGAGGCCGAATTGCTTGAAGAGCAGAAGAAGGAAGTTGAAGAAAACGCCCGGAAATACAAGACCTTGATGGCAGGCGCAAGGGCAAAGAACGTGCTTTCGACTACGGGGCTGTCCGAGGATGAGTATTCACCGATACTTGAACTGATAATCGGCGAGGACGAGGACAAGACCGAGGCCATAGCCACCGAACTCAAATCGCTGTTGGCAAGCCAAGAAAAGAAACTCGAAAAAGCCATCCGCGAAAAGATACTGAAAGAAACCCCTCCCCCTCCGGGTGGGAAACCTCCGGAAGGCGCGGACCCGTTTGAAGAACGGATTAAAAAATATGAGAGGAAGTAACCATGCCTACCAACAATGAGAGAGCCGAGAGGCAATATCTGAAAGAATACAACAGACTTTTGACCGCCGTGTTCAACGCGGAGAATGCGTGGGCCAGCGCGTTACAGCCCATACAGGTGGTTGACGGGATTAGAGAAAACGCCAGTTCGTTCTCCGTCAAGACCAACAACACCCCTGTGGTCATTGGGACGTACGACACCGGGGCGGATGTCGCGTTCGGCACGGGTACGGGCAACTCAACTCGCTTTGGCAAAAGGGTTGAGATAAAGTACACAAATACCGACGTGCCGTTCGACTACACCATCGCCATACATGAGGGCTTGGACAAGTTCACCGTCAACGAGGAACTGGATTTTGCGGTATCTGAGAGACTCGAAATACAGTCACAGGCACAGACCCGGTTTATGAGCGGCAAAATAGGTACATTCCTCGGTGCGAAAGCGGGCAACGCCGTAGCTATTGCATCACTCACCGACCCTCTGGTCATATCATCGTTTGAAACGATGAGGGCGTTTTACGTCAACAAAGAGGTCTCCGTCCCCGTCACGGCGTATGTGACTCCGGCTGTTTACGGTATCCTTCTCGCCACAGGGCTTATCACGACTGCAAAGAACTCCAACGTCAATATCGACAGGGCGACGCTTGAATACGCCTTCGGATTCCGCATAGTGCAGACCCCGGAGCAGTATTTCGCCGAAGACGAGTGGGTATATTTTGTGCCGGAGGGAGTCGTGCTCCCGTTCGTGGGCATAAGCGAAGTGAGAGCCATTTCGAGCGAGGACTTCTCCGGGACGGCGTTGCAGGCGGCGGCAAAGGGCGGTACTTATGTGAGCGACGAGAACGCCACCGTCATCTCGAAGATCGCGAAGTCGTAAGCGTATGGGTGTGTTTGTAAAAGGGGACGTCGTTTTGACGGCGACGAACCCCGACATGATAAAGACACTTCTGAGTTTGGGTTTCGAGGAGTCCGCGAAGGCGCCTCAAGAAAACCTGACTGAACTCAAGGCCGAGGCGGATGCGCTGGGGTTGAGCTATTCCCCGCGCGTAGCGGCGGCGAAGCTGCAAGCACTTATCGACGAGGCAAAGAATGAAAGAGAGACTGAGAGCGCGGATTGAGCCGGCCGAGGCGAGCGACGGGCAGTTGAAGGTCATACTCGACTCCGCGACTGCCCTCTATTTGAAACTCAAATATCCGTATACGTTCTATCCGGCGGACGCGGACGGGAACCCGTTTCTGGATTTTATCGCCCAGGACTGGATACTGCGCTGCGCCGCCGAGATGTTTTTCAAAACAGGCGCGGACGGGCAGACCGGTAACGCGGAAAACGGCATCAGCCGTTCGTGGGACAACGGCACGGTCTCTTTGGGCCTCATCCGCGAGATTGTGCCTGTCAGCGGGGTGGCGCGTGCAGCTTCAGCGACGTAATTTGAAAAGAATATGGTACGCCAACTTCGAAGGGCATAAACCCGTCACGGACGGCCGGTTAGAGACGGGCGAGTACGAGGCGGCGTACGGGGAGACACGGAGCGTGTTCGCCAACGTGTCGGCGGCAAGGGGTGAGTCTTTCGCGAGGCACTTCGGGGAGTCGGAGGATTACGACAAGGTAGTGCTTGTGGCGGGGACGCCACCCGTGACAGAAACATCCGTGTTGTGGATAGACTGTCTCACAAACGGGGAAAAACCCGAAGGAGAACCGTTTGACTACATCGTGGTCAAGGTCGCCGAAAGCCCCAATTTCACAAGCCTCGCGGTGAAGAAAGTCAACGTGTCCGGGACAGGACACTGACCGGAATGCCGGCGGCCGGGAGAGGATAGTTGCGCAAGACCATCAGTTTTTCATTGAACACAAAGGATATAGACAGGGCTATTCGGGAGGTGCGCGAGTTCAAGCGCGAGCTGACAGGGAAACTGCGGCTGTTCATGCAAAGGCTCACGGAGGACGGCACGGCCATCGCGAAGTATCAGGTCATCAGCTTGGGCGCGTATGACACGGGCGATTTAGCTGAGAGCCTCGAGGGCGAGGTCATGTATACCGACGGCGGGAACAAGGGCATCATCTTCACCTCGAGTCCTTACGCGGCGTTCGTGGAGTTCGGGACCGGCGTCATGGGACAAGGGAGTCCGCACCCCGAGAAACCGTGGGCGTATGACGTGAATGAGCACGGCGAAGCGGGGTGGGTGTACTACGACGAACGCGAGGAGCGGTTCAGATGGACAAAAGGTATGCCGTCGCGGCCGTTCATGTACAACACGGCGATAGAGCTCGAATCGCGCGCGAGGCAGATAGCTAAAGAGGTGTTCGGGTGATAGATATATCGAATGAACTCTATTCCGAAATAGCCGCCGGGGTGCGCGCACAGTTTCCCGCCGTATTTATCACCGGCACGGCGAATCCCGCTCCTCCGTCTTTCCCGACGGCGAGCATAGCGGAAATATCGAACACCACCTATACGCGCACTTTGGACAGTTCCAACCGGGAAAACCACGCGAGGCTCATGTGGGAAATAAATGTGTACAGCAACCTTGCGAGCGGGGCGAGGGCGCAGTGCAGGGAGATCATGCGCGTCATAGATGAATTATTCATTTTCAGGAACTTCACCCGCTCGTTCTCGGAGTTCGTCGGCAACGCCGACCGGGGCGTGACACGACTTGCCGCGAGGTATACGGCGATTGTCGACAGGGAGAAGAGGTTATACAGAGGTTAGGCGTCTTTCGCGCAAGCGAGCAGAAATATATGCACAAAGGAGCAGCCAAGATGACAGAAGTAATAGCCATATCCTCATACAATACGTTTTTAAAATGGGGATCAAGCAAGTCGGATTTGGAGAAGAAGGTCGACATAGCGGATTTCGGCGACCTCATGGGCGCGCCGAACATGATTGACGTCACGACGCTTTCACACAACAGACAGGCGCAGATACCGGGCATCCTCACGGGGGACGCCATAGCGTTCACGGTGCGGTACACCACAGAGAACATGAAGACATGCCAGGAGGACGAGGGCAAGGCGCTCTGTTTCCGCATCACCTTCCAGGACGGCTCGGGCTATGACTGGCAGGGGCAGTACAAGATAAGCGTTCCCGGCGCGGGCGTGGACGACCCCATCAACTTCGCGCTGAATGTCTCGGTATCCTCCGACATGGAATGGTTTGAAGAGGAAGATTGATGAAGGAAATCTCTTTTGAGCACGAGGGGAAGTCCTACACCCTCGCTTTCACGCGCAGGAGCGTGGAGCGGCTGGAGCAGTCGGGTTTCAGGATAGGCGATATGAGCGACGCGCCGTCGCTCATTCCCGTGTTCTTTCACGGGGCGTTTTTACACAAACACCCGATGATAAAGCAGGCTGTGACGGATAGGATTCTGTTGAAGTTTACCGACAAGGACAAGTTGTGGAGGCTGCTCACGGAGATGTATTCCGACACGGTGAACAGCATCCTCGGCGACCCGGACGAAGACGACGCGGGAAACGTGACATGGGAGGCGAACTGGGAGCCCGACGAAGAGTAGAGCCTCCCGATATCCCGGCGTTGTTCGAGAGCACCTGCGCTTATTATCTGTCCATCGGCATGTCGTACAGCCAGTTTTGGGACGACGACCCATTAATCGCCAAGCATTACTACAAAGCCCAGCAGTTGAAGAGCGACCGCCGCAATCAGGAGCTGTGGTTACAGGGGATTTATGTGGGGTTGGCCTTCGGGGCCAATAAGAACGACCCGTACCCGGGCGAACCGCTGCCGCGCACGGAAAGGCAAGCTGCGGAACAGGCGAAACGCAGGTATGACGCAAAGGTCATGCAGTTCAGAGAGCGGGCGGCGCAAATCAATACAAAGAGAAAGGGAGGGGCGCAAGAGTGACTATAGAAGAGCTGGAAATTCACATATCCGACAACGCGCCCGACGCGGTTTCCTCCCTTGACAACCTCACGGCGGCTTTGGGAAGGATGAAGGCTGCCGTCACCGGTATGTCCGGCATGGGCAGGGTGGCAGGCCAGATAGCCGCCATAAAAGAGGCGCTCGCGGGCGCCGCACCGGATTTGAGCGGGGTAAGGCAGGGCGTGTCGGAAATAACCGGCGCTTTGCAGAGCGTGTCCCAGACGGCGCAGGGGTTCAATCCGTTCGGGCAGCTGAAACAAGAGATTCCGCAAATCACGGCGCAGTTTGAGGAGGCGCAGTCGAAGCTCAGCGGGATAACCGACAGGGCTTACACTGTCGACATCAAAACGAACATCGACCACCGGGGGATAACGAAAGTTCCCGAAAGCATACGGGAGATAGGCGAGGAGGCCAGAAGGACCGCGCCGCAGATGGAACGGCTCAAAAACACCACTTCCGGGTTCGGGGGGTGGCTGAAACGGCTTGTGCCGCACACCAACAAGGCGACTTCCTCCATGGGCCGCCTGGCGGGCATGGTGAAAAGATTGCTGCTCTACCGGCTTGTCAGCACGGCGTTCAGAGCCCTTATCAGCGGCATAAGGGAGGGCATTCAGAACCTCGCGCGGTACAGTTCGTCGTTCAACGCTTCGATGTCAGAAATGGCCACGAGTTCGCTGTACTTAAAGAACTCCTTAGGCGCCATGCTGGCGCCCGCCATACAGGCGCTGATGCCTTTGTTTGTGCGCCTTGTGGATTTGGTGGTAATGGCGGCGAACGCCATCAACCAGTTCATCGCGGCGCTGACGGGCGCGTCCATATTCACGAAGGCGAGGAAGTACGCCGTGGATTACGGCGACGCTTTGGGCGGGGCGGCGAAGCAGGCAAAGGAGTTGAAGAACGCCGTCATGGGGTTTGACGAACTCAATATAATCGCTCCGGAGGCGCCCGGCGGAGGCGGTGGCGGGGCGGCAGTCCCGGACTACTCCAAGATGTTCGAAGAGGCGGATATTTCGCCGTGGATAAAAGATTTCGCCGAACACTTCAAACAGCTTTTAGACATCGTCGACGTCGGCTACTGGCGGGGATTGGGTGAAAGACTTGCAGCCGGGTTAGCTACGGCTTTGGATCAAATCCCGTGGGATGTGATAAAGCGCAAGGCCAAGACGCTCGCCACCAATTTGGCGGCGTTCATCAACGGGTTTCTCACCGACGGCGAGATGTGGAAATCCGTCGGCAGAACCATAGCGGAGGGGTTAAACACCGCGCTGGTGTTTCTGCTCACTCTCGCCAAAAAACTCAAATGGGCAAACATCGGCAGCGCGATCGCGAAAGGCTTATCGGAGTTCTTCGAGAAGTTCGATTGGAAGAAGTTGGGCGCGACCATAGGAACGTG